AGGATTGGAGTAGTATTTGGAACCATCTTATCAATACCAGCAACCAGTGTTTCAAGGACAGCATTGTCAAAGACACCAGCAGTATTGATTTCTTGTGTTTCAAAGAGGTTTGGTTCAGTTTCTTCAGCAATTGATTTGATTTCAGTGATTTTATCATCGTCGTTGGCTGCCTTACCATCACCGATGACAACAGCACGCTCAATAGTACGGATAAATCCTTGAGCAAGCTCTTTCATCACATAGTTGAAGTAAGCTCCTGTAGTGTCTTTCTTCAAGTCAGCATATTCAAACGCATATTTGATATAAACTGTTGCAGAGTTGATAGTGAAATCCAAGAATGTGAATTCTTCATCTTTCTTAGTTTTACCTGCTTTGTGTCCTTTAGCTTGAGATGCTTGAGTTTGAAGAGCAACACGCACCGCATAGCGTGGGTCTTTTGAAACGTGGTTCAAGATTCCATTATAGTTAGTAAATGCATCTTGAATAGCGATAAGAACAGGTTCTGGAAGAATCTTAGTGAGGTTAGTCACTCCTTTTTCAACAAGGTTAGCTTCCCACGCTTTACGGGCGCTGTTTGCGCTACCTTCGTTATCCATCAAAATGCGGACAAAATCAAGAGCAGCGGCTTTGGTTTTCAAATAATCCATAGGTGTATTACCTTTCTGTTTTTCTTTGATGATTTTAGCAGCTTTGCTGAGTTCTTCTTCAGTTTCTTCAATGTCAGAATCCAGCGCAGCAATTGTTTCCTTAATAGCTGTTGCTTGAGAAACCAAACTTTCTGCATCAGTTTTCAACTGTTCCAAGTCATCGTCTTCAATGGTTAAAGATTTCATCTTGGCTTCAATAGTGGCTTTTTTTAGCTTTACCTCAGCCAGTTCATCAGTTGCTTTTTGACGAGCTTCCAAAAGCTCAACGAGTGATTTTTTCATCATGTCTCCTTTAAATTTTTGCAAGTTTACTCATGATTTCTTGCCTCATGTTCGCATGAGCGATTCGCTTATCAACCGCTGTTATATCAAATTCCTTAATATTATCAACAGTTGCTTGAGGGTTAGCTGGCACGGTCACAACAGAAATTTCAAAGATTTCAACTTCCTTGAAAATCCATCCGCCGTAAGGTTGCTTAGCGTCAATAGGCTCATAATCTTTGATAAAGAACCCAATACTCAGGCTATCCAATGCCCCCATTTTCATGAGGTCATAAGTTTTCTTAGCCTCTGGATCACTAAGATTAAATGTTGAACGTGTTCGCAAGCCTTTTTCATCCACAGACAATTCATGCTTACCAATAACACAGTTGCGGTCATGATTAAGACACATAGGGACAACAGCCTTAGATTTCAGAGTGTTATCAAAACACCCCTTGGCCATCACATCGCCTTCTCTGTCTGTATTGTCATAGGTTGAAGCGTAAGCCTCAAAATGAAAGTCAGCTGATTCATCCTCAACTGACTTCACGACAAAAGTTTTTAGTTTTTCCATCGCTTACCTCCTTTCATGAAAAATATGCCAACCGCCCACCCTTCAGATTCCTACTCAGATTCTTCTGCACCGATACGCACAGCATTAAGATTGGTTTCAAATACTTCACCGCCCTCATAGCCAGGTAAACCAAGATAGGTTTCGCGGAACTCATTTGAGTTCATCAATCCGGCATATTTGGACTTGAAGCCACCTTCAACCAAATCCTTAAATGAAATCATGTCAGCCATATCAAAGAAGACTAATAACTTATTCCCCTGAGTCCGTGCTGTCTTCGTGAAGTATTTTCTGTTGATTTCTTCAGAATAGACACGCTGATACAACTTCATGACGCTAGAATAGTAGGCTCTATATTGTTCCTCAGTATAATCACAGGTAAATAATTTTTCATTGATACCATGAGCATTATAAAGCTGTGATTTCAAGAACTCTAATTCTTCCTTGGAAGCAGTAGAATAGTCTTTGCTAAGTTCCTGGAATTCTTCGCCTTGCTCAAGATAAGCAATGCCTCCGTTCTTTGCCAAGTCCAGCATACTGTCAACACGGTTTCTAGCTTGTTGCTTCAAATGTTCATCTGCTGCCTTAGTTGGTAGCTTTAAGAAACCTCTCAAACTAGAATTGCCATCGCTAAGCTTTTCTGTCAAAGCATTCAAGTTAATGTCAATAAGCTCAGTAATCTGATTGAGTTGAGCTGTGACATTCAACTTAGGATTTTCAAATACCCACACATCAGTAAGAGGAAGCTCAACAGCAACATCATCAAGCATAAGCTCCACGCTCTCGGCTGTCCAAGTCACTGTCTTCTTAGCAAGCCATATTTCAACCAGTCGGCCATTCTCCCAACGTGGCACAACAACCGCCACACCGTCACGCAACATGGCCCTAGTTACATTTGACCAAAAGACAACAGGCACTTCTAGTGGATTTGGTGAAACTGTTAGCACTTCAGCCAAATCACTATGCTCATACCAAACCATCGAATCAACACCACCTGGGTTGCGAGTAATCTTGACATGCTTAAACCTTAACTGAGCTGTGTCAGTGGAAATCTTGTTGTAGATGTTATCCAAATAGATGGAGTTCCTACGCCAGTAGGAGATACTTCTTTGAAGATAGGTTCTTGTAGATTTCCGATTGTTTTGACGGAAAATCCTAGTAAAAACCTCCTTCAAATTATTCAAATAGTTGTTCATTCTTCACCTCAATCAAAGTAGTAGCTCAAGTCTTCCTTGAAATTTTCATAACAGATAAAGGCATCTAGCTGACTAACAAAGACGTCAATCTTTTCTTTTGCCTTTTCTTTATTTGGGAATACGTTATTATTCGCATCTATCTTGACACGAACATTAGCATGGTTCCAAGTTGCCACAGGATCGTCAAAGATGATTTTACCCATCTTGGCCTTTTCCTTGTAAACCTTTAAAGGATTTGACAAGCTCTTGACCGTCTGTGGTATATCGTGGCAGATATCCCCATAATAGTCATTGAATAAGCGGATAAGCTCCTTAGCGTTCCAACGGTCATAACCAACTGCAACAGGAAGAATTCTATTCTCACTCATGAACTGCCTTAATTCTTCAAAGATATAAGCTTGGTCATTGTAGTCCAACTCATGAACATGAAGCTGCCCACTAAGTTCCCACTCAGCGTATTTGTCCCTCAGTTCTTTTGGAAGAACTTCAATCGTATGACGTGGCATGAATTTCTTGTTCAAATAATGACGTTCTTCTCCACGCACCACCATGAATGAGACAGAACAGATATCATTGACATCTGATAAGTCAACACCAAGCACACAACGAGCACTCCGCTCATCATTTCCGACAAATAAGCTCTTATCAAACTTATCTGTCCAACCCCTGCATTCTTCATTGCTAAAGTATGCAAGATAGTTGTTAACAGGAAGATTGAAAGTTTTAGCCATCAGCTCAGCTTGTTGTGCTGGATCATTCTTACTCATCTCAATGTCACGAGCGATGGTTTCTTTCTCTGTTGTGATACCAAGTAATGGCATAGCTTTCTGCCACATATCTGGGTCATGAATCTCTGACACATCGTCCAACTGATAAATCCAAGGCATGACAGAATCATTGATAATCTTGTCATCAAGGATATCTACCCAGATGTTGTAATACTTATCAAAAAGCTTGTCACGCTTCGTTCCATTTGTGGAAATGTACCAGGTTATCCAATTCTTACGCTTACGACTGGAACCATCATTCACAACCTTGATGAAGTCATCATCATAAGTGTGCACCTCATCAAAAATATTGTAATGAGCATTAGTACCGTCAAGGCTTTCATAGTCAGAAGTTTTGATAGACATAAGACTGTTAGTGGTTTCATACAAAATACCTTGCTTAGTTGACCGTATGATGTCAGCCTCACGCATATAGTACAGCAAGCTTTCTTCATTCGACAACATCGCCCTTGAGGCATTGAACAAATAGCCAGCCTGTTCACGACTGTAAGCAAGAAGCTGAATATCAGCACCCCACTCACCGTCAATGATTTGACCAACCTCACCAATAGCAGAACCAAGAGTAGTCTTCCCTGTACCACGAGGCACAATAATAGGCACCTCATGAATGAGACGCCTTACTTCGTAGTCAGTATATTCTTCCAAGGTATCAGGATTGGTCTTAGTAACCTCAACTGTATGATAAAAGCCCCACGTTGTTTCTAACCAAACCTTTTGAGGTAATGCTAAGCGTAACTGACCAGCAAGGCCTTTAGTATTGCTGCACTCTTCCTCAATGAACTCAATCCGCTTGTCAGCTTCCTCCTGTTTGAAGATGTATTGCTCTTTGTAGCGCTCAACACGTCTAATTGATTTCATTGTGAGCTTACAAACACGAATCTTACCAGTATAGATGAGCTGAGCATACTTATCAAAATATCTCATCTCAACCATAACGTGCTAACTTCTCCTGAATCATTTCTTTGAGGCTGTCACCCTGTGGACTTTGCTTTTCAATCGTTGACATGATCTGCATGTTAAGCTTTTGATACTTTTCCATTCCATCAAGTAGGTACTTATCAGGTAGCTCACCGTCATTGATGACCTTATTGATTTCAAGCTGGAAGTTTTCAATCACTTTTTGATTGTGATTGTATTGAGTTTTGAGATTTTTCAACCCAACTGAATCATTATCACTGATTTCAAGCATTTTTTCTTTTGGAATCAGCTTGAAAGTCTTACGAGATAACTCAACACGTTCTTGTCTTCTGTACTTTTGCCGTTGATTTGCAAGCTTTTCCAACTCTTTGAACTGACTTTTGGTGATATTTGACCTAGTTTCTTCAAATATGCCCAGCTTTTTTCGATATCTCGTAAGGGTAGCACGACTTATTCCTAACTTTTCTAAAACTTCATTGATTTTCAAAATCATGCTCCTTTCTTGTATCAATTTTCGTCAATTTTGGGGGAGAGGTACACAAGAGGATTGACACCGTTATTATTCTAGCGCTCGCAAAATTGAAATAAGGGGGGATCCACAAATAAAAAAATCAAAATAAATTTATTTTCCGATTTTCTAAATTTAGATTTATTTTATTCTGGAAAGTTTTTGTGTTATGGCACTCGAGACAAAGTAATTGCAAGTTATCTTCGTTAAGAGTGATAGATTCATCTTGATAGTTTGATTCGTCAATCTCGATGATGTGGTCAACGATACTCTTGCTATGAATCAAACGACCACACATATCACAACGCATTCTTTTATGGTGTCTGACTTTATTTCTTAAAGTTCTCCATGGCTTGGAATTATAAAACTTAATCTGCCAAGCTCTGAACCAGTCAGAGTGTTTAGGATTCTTGAATGTCATAGCTTGATAATTCAACTCGGATTTCTCCTGTGAATCTGTTCATGAACGAAATCATCTTATACATTGGCTTGTCCCATGCATAAATAGTTGACGTGTCAACTAGAACCTCACTAGTCAACGAGTACGGATACCTTTTTGGTCTCATGTTTACCTCCAATAAAAAAGAGAAGCAGCAACCGCCGTTCTCTTCAAAATTATCATGATACAAATATATCAGATTGTTTTTGTCAATAATACCTATTTTTTTGACAAGATTGTTTTCTGTTGGTCAAATTGTGTAAAATAACCATACTGAACTATCTATATCTTATATTTTATCCAATTTTGTTTCACACTAGTAAACTAATAAGGTCAAGGCTTTAAGCCTACTTCAAAATATAAACTAGAAGCTTCCTCGTTATGGATAGTTGAAAAAATCAAAAAAATATTAGAGGCTAAAATTACTCATTTTAGTATCAAGTTCATCTTGCCTTACACAGATATAGATTAGTGTTACTGCTGGGCTTGAATGATTGAATAATGACATCAAGTCAGCAACGTTCTTGTACTTCTTGTAGTAATGATAGCCAAATGTTTTTCGCATGGTATGAGTTCCGACATTGTCAATGCCAAGGTCTTCAGCAGCTCTTTTAAGAAACCAGTAAACCGTTTTATAGCTGAGTGCCTTGTTCTTCCCAACACGACTCTGAAATAGATACTCATGAAGTTCCTTGTCTTTTACAAATTCCCTCAGTTCGTTCTTGAGTGGCCTTGTCATCTTAATACTTTTATACTTACCAGTCTTTTGTTCCCTAACTTTGATATGCCAGCCTTGGACATCTTTGACCTTCAGCTTGAGAATGTCTCCAACGCGGAAACCTGTATTGATTCCCAAAAGAAATAGCATGTAATACTTTTCATTCCAAGATGATAGATAGTCCTTCATGGCTTGGATATCGTCTTTGTCTCGTAGCGGTTCAACAATATTCATCGCTTTGCTCCTTTCTCAAAAAAATAAAGCACCAAGGATTTCTCGGTGCTTAGCGACACTATCAATCTATCAGATTGTTTCTGTCAATTCTATATGTTTTTTTGACAAGTTACATGAACAATAATTTTGCAAGTGTATCAAGGATGACTTCACGTCTTCTATAAATCTGCTTGCTATGTCTGTAAAGATAACCAGTCTCACCATTTTCCATAATGTGCCAAACTTGAATCCAGTCATATCCAGTATGTTCTCCCCACCTCAGATGGAAAATTTTCTTATCATCTGGTTCAAGTACCTTTAGTAATTCTGATATCGCATTTTGGAACTCTTCCAGTTTCAGAATCATTGGATCATTGGCATAAGCAACAGCTAGATTTTCAGAAGTATTAGTTGAAGTTCCACTGCGACTAGCTCCTGAATCATCGATGCCTGGCATGGTCAGGTTTTTGACTGCATAGGCTCTTTCAAGTTCATGACGTCGCTGGCCAATAAGTTTATCAATTTTTAGATACTTAGCCTCAAGCTCAAACTCAAGGAAATCACGTCTTGTCTTACTTGCTGTCTTCTTTATCAAACTGCTCTCCCCATTTTTTACATTGTTCAGCTGCATTACCAAAGGCTACTGATAAGGTTGTAAATACATTACTAATGGCAGTACCTACCGACTTAAAAACTTGTCGGATCTGTTCAGGATTTTGTGCCAACTGTTCTAGTTCTTGTTGTCTTTGCAACTCAGCCTGTTTAGCCTTTTTTTTCTTGATTCTTTTGTTCATACGTAACCTCAAAATGTTCTTTTCATAACATTTTCTTTAAAGTCATCTATTTCTTGCGTGACCTTTTTTAAAAGATTTTGTTCAACCATCAAATCATGTTCGTTAGCCCCTTCTCTTTTGATATAGTGCTGCAAAGCATGTTTAACAATCTGCATTTGCTTGTACTTCAATTTCATATCTTCGCCCTCCATTTTCTCGTATTAGATCTTTTCTTGGCTATTTCTCTAGCCATCTCGTCCCAGACATAATCAGCATTTTCAAGCATGAGGTCCACGCATTTGTCTTTCAGACTCTCATTTTCAGCAACAACCTTTTCATGCTTAGCTTCTAACTCTTCATAATCTTTCCATAGTC